GATATGTTGCTGATGAATTGACTTTATGTGATACAGAAAGAAAATTCCCCCAAAATGAGGTATTCATAGTTGATGATGTTTATGAAGAGATAGCAGAGCAGTTACCGTCCGTACAGCCAAAGACAGGGCATTGGATAGCGACAGAGGATGGATTTGAATGTTCCGAATGTGGTTGCATATCAAGGTCACGGGCTGATTTTTGTCAATATTGCGGTGCAAAAATGGAATAAAACGTAGAATAAATGAAAAGAACCCCATTGACGGGGTTCTTCTCTTTGCGTTATAAATACCTTACCGCTTACGCGGGTCGTGGCGTTATATTATCATAGCTTCCATAAAGATGCAAGCATTAATTGTCAATAGAATCAGCGAGCGTGTCCAGCTCTTTAATGATGGAGTAGAGTGCTTTGTCTACCATCTCAGGATCAACTATTTCTTCGTTGTGAGCAATAGCAGTCTTGCATAAGAATAAGTTAGCAGATATCTCTTTGATACGTTCCTTTATATCGTCCATAGTTTTCTCCTTAAAATCTAAAACACAATTTTTTGATAGCCCCGTAGGGTACTATATATAGCCATAAAATATCTTGTGGGCATTTCGCCCGGAAACCATATCAAAAACGGTCTCTCAAAATTATACCATAGTTTTTGGGGTAAAAAATCTCCCTTTTCAAAATTTTTCAGTATTTATACTATGTTTACTGATCCAGCGATTGCGGTTTCAAGCTGGGCGTCACTTCTGCGGATATATGCGCGTGTAACGTTTATAGAAGAGTGCTGCAGAAATGCGCACACTGCTTCTATGTCATGCCCGGTCTGTTCGTAAAGCTCGTTTGCGATTTTCTTCCTGAATGAGTGCGTGCTGGTGTTCTCTATGCCGAGATATGCCGTGGCTGCTCTGAGCTGCTTCCTTACTGCGTGGGCTTCGATATCGAATAACCTGCCTTCCCGGATGCCGTTGGCGGTGCAGTAGTGGTCTATAAAGTCCTTTACGGGCTTCGGCACTATAAAGCAGCGGTTCTTCCCGGTCTTCTGCTCCGTGATATTGATTTTCCAGATACCGCCGTCAAGTATAAAGCTGTCAGTTGTCAGCGATATAATGTCGCCTATTCTGCATCCGAGATTGCCTTCTAATACAAGTATGGTTGCTATTTGGTCATTAGGGCGGTGCTTTACTCCGTTATATGTGTAGCCTATACGGATGATCTTTACCAGCTTTTCAAACTCCTCATTGTCGATTGCTCTTGTAACGTAACGTCCCATTGTTTTATCTCCTTTCGTTTTCCTGCTTTGCTTCTTCGTCGTAACGTGCTTCGGCTTTCCTGCGGATGGGGCAATGCCTGCTGCAGATTTCGTTGCAATTAGCGCAAAATTCCTGCTGTTCTTTTTCGGTGATATACTCGTCAACTCTTTTCATTTTGTTCTCCTTATCAGATATATTAGTGTGATGATAGTTGCCATACTATTCCTTCCTTTCTCTTATCATTTCAAGTATTTCATTCCATTCAGCCTGATATTTCTTTTCTTCTGCATCTGTCCAGCCCCAGTTTCCGGCTGTACGGTCGCAATAGTAGTTGTATTTCTGACGCTCCATATATTCCAGATATGATAGTTGCCGCTCGAGTGTGTAGTTGTTTGCTTTAAATACTCCTTCTATAAATTCTCTTGTTTCAGGATCGTATTTTGCTTCCATGGCTTTCTCCCTTCTTAGTATCTTATCTCTTCAAGTATCTCCCGGGTCTCTTCTGGGCTGTGGTTCTTTAATAAGCTGCAGATGTAGTCCAGATCGCTTTCCAGCGTGTCACTGTAGTCTGCATAGTCCATATCTATAAGGTTTAAGTAAATACTCATTGCGGTGTCTCTCATATTTTTCTCCTTTCGATTTTGAAAAATCCAAATAAACCACAAATATATGATACCCACCGGGGGCGGCATTTTTACCCCGTATATTTTTTGCCGTTTTTTCAGATTTTTCGGTCGATTTTTCAGTACCCTAAAATTCTGATCCGATTTTTGATACCGTTTTTTGCCTAAAACCCTGAAATGCGCTTATTTACTGCGTTTGCACTGTGCACGCCGTTTGCGGCGTCTCTGCGGCTCGTGGCGGGCTTTTTGTGCTTCGGTGGGTGTTTCTTCGCCTGCTGTCGTTTCGTGCCTCTGTGGGGCTTGTGGCGCTTCCTGCGGTGCTTCTCTGCGTCCGTTCTCCGTGTCCGCTTTGGCTCTCTCTGTGGCTCTCTGTGGCTTGTTTTCGCTCCGGGTGTCCGTTTGTATGGCTTCGGGCTTTTCGTGCCGCTGTGGGGCTGTTTCGGGCTTCCTGTGGTACGGTTCGCGGCTGGTGCTTCTTTGCTTGCCGTGGGGCTTCTATTTTGCCCGTGGTGGCTCGTTATGATCTGCAGCGGGTTTCTGTATGGCTTCCGGCGTTCTGGGTCGCTGTGGGGCTTTCTGTGGCTGTCTGCAGATATTTGTTGATGGTTGCGGGCGTGGTCTCCTTTCTTTTTGGGTGTGCGGTCGCTGGCTGCCGTTCGGCTGCCTCTGGTGGTCTGGTTGTGTTGTCGCCTCTCACGCGGGCGGGGCGTGCCTTGTTTCGGTTCGGGCTTCCCGTGTAAAATCTGTTTGTTTTCAGCAGATTTACAAGCTGCTGCTCATGGATTCCGGCGGGGCGTCGTGGTTCTTCCTTGGATTTTATGAGCTTGTCAATCCCGCCGTTGTTGCTCTGTCTCTGGCTCTGTTCTTCGTTTGCTCAACATTTTTATAATGCGCTGGTTATTCTCGGCGCTATAAAAGCCCGCTGCCGTGGTGGGCGGCTGTCGTTCTCCGGGCGGGCTGGGTCTTATTTTGTAACTATTTCAGTATATATATATTTACCGTTAAAATAACTGCGGGCGCGTGCTTCTGTCTCAAAAACTGCACTATATTTAACACTGTTTATTGTCCAGCGGGCTTCTATAGGAAAAAAAGCGCTTTCTCTCTGGGATAATGTTATTTTGATCTTTTTAGGCTTCATTTTCTCCGGCTCTCCTTTCATGCTATGCGGTATAAAAGCCGCTCCGCCTGTCTGCGTGCGGTCTGGGTGTCGCTGGCTGTTGTGACGGTCTCCGTGGCTTTCCTGCTGTTGTATGATAAACAAAAAACTGCAGCTCTGCCGGGGTTCTGGTATATTGTCGCTGTTATGGTTTCGCCGTTGGTCTTCATGGATTCGAGTATAAAGCTGCAGCTTGTAAAAACTTCTCTTTTCATCTGCTCCGGGTCTCCTTTCATAATGACATTAATATGATCTTTAATATGTTGCGGGCTTCTTCTTCGGTGTATCCTGCTGCAAGTAAATTTGTGATTATTGTCTCTTGTTCTCTTTTCGTCATGGTCTCGGCTTCTCCTTTCCGGGTTTATAGTGTTTTCTCGGTGATGATCTGCAGCACGTTGTATAATACTCTGAAATAATCATTGTTATAATGATTTTGTGCTATTGCCTGCAGATAATACACGCCTTCTGATAATGCGCTTTGCGTCTCTGCTGGTGTGCCTGCTATGGTCTGCAGGGCTTCCGCTATTTCTGCGGGGCTGTTTTCGTAAAATCTCTGATATACTTTTAAATCTTCCATTGTTTTCTGTTCTCCTTCCTTTGTGGGTGGTTTATGGTAAAATCCCGCCGCCGGGATTGCTCCGGCGCTCGGCTGGCTTCCTGCGGGATGATCTTGTCAAGCGTATTTTCTGCGGTCGATTTCGTATATATACCGTCCGTCGGTCTCGTACTGGCTGCCGATATTATCAATTAAACATTCGAGATTATCCCGGGCGGCTTCGTCGGTATATGCTGCGTTATATTCATTGTCAAGGCTTCGGGCTATTTCTCCGGCTGCCGTGGTGATAATATTGTTAATCCATTTTTCAAGCTGGCTGTATTTGTCGTCGCTTATTGTCTCGTATCCGTTTCGGGCGTCGTTGTAAAAGTCTGCGCGGGCTTCGGCTCTGTCGATCTTGGCGGCGGTTTCCTCGGATAAAATACAGTAGTCTTTTGTCATGTCTTGGCAAGCTCTTATAAAATCCGGGTATGCGTGCGGCTTTACTGACATATAACTTCCGGGATATCCTATGTTATAATCAACGCCGTGTGTCCCTCTAAAATATGATAAAATCTCGCTTATGAAATAATCGGCGCTGTCGGTGGCTTGTTCTGTTGCCATTTCCTGCAGTTTTTTGTTTACGCTGTAAAGGTTCTGCAGCTCTTCCGGGGTCAAGTCTTCTAATAATTTCATCATGGTTTTTTTCTCCTTTCGTGGTGGGTTTTATTCGGTTTCGCTTCCTTCGTATCTGTAAAGCCTGACGGCTTCGCCGCCGTCGTCAAGTTCTACAAAAAGCGGTTTATAATATGTCGCACTGTCGTATCCTGATAATAAAACCGTCTCGCCGTCTTCGGCTTTGATCTCTGTCGGGCTGGTGCCGGGGTAGTTCACGCGCATGATATCGTCAAAATAATATCTTTTGTTGTCATGCCTGAAAAAAGGGCGGGCGGCTTCGGTGGGGGTGTAGTCAATTTTGATCCAGCGTGACACGCGTGTATATTTCTCTTTGAATGATCTGTTTATATAGTCTTTCCCGGTGTAAAAAAATGCTTTTTTTGCTCTCATGGTCTGCAGCTCCTTTCTTAGTTGATCCAGTTTTTTCGGGTTGCGTCGTATGTCGCACCGTTGGCGTCCTGATATGTGTCTTTGTCTGAGTATGTAAAAATATATACGGTGTCGCCGTTCATGGTCTCTCGGCGGGGTGTGCCGTTCTCCATTGCGTATTTCTCACGATATCCGGCGCGGGCTTCTGCTTCTTTTCTTGTTCTCTCTGTCATGGCTTTGTATCTCCTTTTATGCTTTTATCTGGTTTTTGTAATATTCCAGAGTTGCGGCGGCTTCTTCTGCTTCATTATTCCAGCTTGTTGTGGTGTATACTATCTCATGCGGGTAGTGGGTGTCAGTTGTATTTATTATCCCGACTCTATAACGAATTTTCCCGCCGGGGGTGTATCCGTTCATTTGTACGGATACAATATAATTTTCGTGTGTGAAGATACTGTTGTTATACTGTCTTTTTCTCATGGTTTCCGCTCCTTTCAAAAGTCAACTTTTCCGATTCTCTCCGGGTTGTATATCATTTCATAATGATATTTATTGTCGTATGTGTTCGGCACTCTTACTCGGCGTCCGTCTCTCCATTTTTCGCTGGGGCTGGCGTTTACAAGCTCGTTAAATATGAGGTTAGCGGCTTCGCGGCGGTCTTCGTTTATTTCTGCTTTCGGTTCAAGTGCGTAAAATTCATCTGTATACCATGCGTTGCTGAGGTCGTCCCGATACACGTCTTTGCTGTATTCGTTCCGGCTGTTTATCGGGGTTTTGCTGTACTCTAAGCGGTCGCTGTATTCTTTTGCGCTTACGGTGTAATAAAATCCGTTATAAGTAAAGTGTATATAACTGAGGTGTTCCGCGTCTCTCCGGCTGGCTTCGGCTTTTGCTTCAAGCTCTGCGGCGGTCTTCTCGTGTTCTGCTGCTCTGGCTTTGAGTCTTTCGACTTTCTCCGGGTCTTTGCAGTATTTCGAGTAGCTTACACAATGTTCTGCGTCGGTTCTCTCTTTCTCTGCTGCTATGTAAAATGATCTGTTAACAATCTGTCCGGGGTGCTGGGGCTGTACTTTTCCGCCGTTGTCCGTGATGATCTTTTTTAACTCTGCAAGGATTAATGCAAGATTGTATTCTATTGTTACGGGGTATAATGTCTCGTTGTCTCTGCTAAAAAACATGATTTTGTTCTCCTCTCTTTATCTGCTGCCCGTCCGGGCGTTTATGATCTTGTTTCGCGTTTATCGCCTGCGGGGGCTTTTGTTCGTCCGTTTTCGGCGGCTGCTGTCCGCTCTTGCGCGCTGCCGTTTACTTTTCCGGGCTGGTTGTGGGGTGGTGCTTGTCAAGCGTACTTTTTCGGGGTTTTGTTATACTGTCTCATGCTGTATATATTGCTTCCGTCCGGCTCTATTCCTTCATATTTGAAAACAAGTGTTTTATAACCGGGTTTTGATATGATGTAAAACGGGCGGCCGTTCGGATCGTGATATATTTTCAGCTTTGCGCCGTCTTTCTGCAGTATTTCGATTGACTTTTTGAGCGTGTCCCCTAAAATATATTTTTTCATGCGTTCGGGTTCTCCTTTTCTACTGTTACGCCGGGCGTGTTGTTGTATTTCTTTATTTCTTCCGGTGTGAGTGTTCTTTTTGCTATGGTGTATCCGTCAACTTTTATTTCATACATTGTTTTTTTCTCCTTCCTTTGTTTTGGTAACTTTTGGTAAAACGGGCGGCGGCTTTGCATCCGCTTCCCGGGGCTTTGATCCCCTCGCCCGCTTGCGTTTAATAGGTGCGCTAACTCCGTAAATTTTAAGCCGTTTACGGTCGCTGTGTCCGGTACTCTACGCGGCGCGGTCTCCGCGGGTTTTAGTGACTTTTCCTTGTCGGGGCTTTGAGGGCTTCCGCTCTCTTAGCTTGTCTTTAGTATAAATAAAAATATTTACATTGTCAATGAAAAATATATAAAAATATAGCTAAAATATATACAAATATTTATAATATAAATAGTGCAAAATATATAAAAATATTGATATTGACATTATATAAACGGCGATATAATATAAATGTATGGATATAAAGAATAAAAATATAAATGATTGTATAAAGATAATGGCAGCGGCGGCGGGGCTTTCTCTCGCTGACGTGGCGCGGGCTGTTGGCGATAGTCCGCAGTCGCTTAACCAACGTTTTAAAACTGGCAAGCTGCAAAAAGATATTGAGTATTTGCAAAAAGTTGCGGCGGCTTGTGGTTTTGTTTTTCGCTGGGACTTCATCGAGACCGACGAAAAAACGCCGGGCGGCGGCTCTGAGTGATTAAAAAGTGCTTATATTATGCGGTTTTTGCTTGCGTTATGGCTCAAAAAGTGCTATAATATAAGGGTGTAAAGGGTTAAAAAATCCGGGTGTATACTTCCCCGGGATCATATAAAAAAGCGGTGTATATTTCCCGCAGTTGTATGTGTATAACATACGGCTGCGGGCTTTTTGTTTTCAGGTGTAAAAAATGGCGGTTAGTATTCCAGAGATTAAAAAAGCGGCGGCTATAATATCGGATGTATACGGGATCACGGCGGCGGACTCTCTGCAGGTCGTGCGGGCTTTTGGCGGTGATGCAGATATAATCCGCGGTATATTGTCGGGTGACTTTTCCAGCGTTCCCGGTGCGGCTGCTTCCGTGGGTGTGGTTCTGGGTGATACGTCCGCAAAAGATCACACTCCCGAAAACAAAAAAGATGATACTCCCGCAAAAGATCATATAAAAGATATTACCCCGGGCGCGTCTGCTGCTGACGGGGTACACACTTCTAATATAAGCAAGTCCAGCAAAAAGCGGGCGGCTTCTGACCGCGTGACGGCTTCAAAAGATCATAGCATTATAAAAGATACTGTTAACACTTCGGGCGGCTCTGTGGGGCTTCCTGACGGTCTCACAAACTCCGATATTATACCCGCTATGGATGGCGATATATTACCCGCTGACGATATCGGCGGCGACTGTCTCCCGGTGGGGCTGGTCTCCGATATAGAGACATTTATACGAGATTACTGCATACAAAATGAGATAGACTCAAAAAAAATTGATCCCCGTCAATTTAAAGCTATATGTATGGTTATAGGTCAAGATATCATAAAACGCCGCAAAATATTGCGCGACTTTGAGCGGGAGAAAAAACAAGGCGGTATTATATATAACCCGGATAAACTCAACGCACTGCTTCAAGTATTTGCATACATATGTGACAAATATAAACAGCCTGCGTTTGATTTCGTCTTTTATCGGTTCGCGGGCGTCTCGCGTGAATACTTCCACGACTATTGCAAGCGGGGATTAACCTCTGCAAGTGGGCAAATACTCAAAAAAGCCCGGGATTTGCAGACTGAGTCAATAATACAAGGGATTGCGGCGGGCGGCGGTTCGTCGGTCTCTTATATTTTCTTAGGGAAGGCGCTCGCGGGACTGCAGGAGAACACGACTATAACTCATGTTACGGCGGCGGCTGCTCCTACGGTGGCGGCGCTGCCTGTTTTTGATAGTTCGGGCGGGCTTTTGACTGATAATGCGGTATAATATGCCGTTTTGGGTTACTATTTGTGCAATTTTGGGGACTTTTGGCGGCTGTCCGGGGTAGGGGTCGCGGCATATGCGGCGATGCGGCGGGGTAAGCCCCCCTCGCAGCTAAAAACCAAGCAGTGTATACACCCTCAAGCCCTCGTCCATAAAGGCTTTGCGGGTTTCAACGCACGAAAAGTGGGGTATCATTTCACCATAGGGGGAATACCGAAAGGAGACGAAAATGAAAGAAAGTAAATCAAACGGCATCGGTTTTACAGGATTGTTACAGATAGCGTTTATCGTATTGAAGCTGTGTGGAGTGATAAGTTGGTCGTGGATATGGGTTTTGTGGCCGACGTGGGTAGTGTTGGTATTGGTTGTAGCGATAGTCTTGATATGCCGGTGGGTGAATAAATAAAACCTCATATAGACACATCTTCGTGGTGGCGGAATAGGTAGACGCAAACAAACCTCACCAGATGGTCATCTAAGGCGCGCAGGTTGAAGCTTGATAACTTCATGCAAGGTGCAAATCCTTGCCCACGGAATAATAGGGTTGTAGCCAAACGGTAAGGCGCGGGATTTTGATTCCCGAGATTGATGGTTCGAGTCCATTCAGCCCCGTAGTTTTATAAGAAGGGGGTGATTGAGATGACCGTAGACGGTAACTAAGTGTAATAAGGGGGCGGGATAATTTAAGGGTTGAGACCGATAGGAACTGATTATCCGTGAAGCGTCCCCTTTTAAAATAGACTTTTTGAGTGTATACACCGAGGGAAATAAGATGGCGAGTACGAAAACGAGAACAAAAACGATCAGGATAGCGAATGAGACAGCGGACTATTTTGAGGATAAACCTCTGAATAGGATGGTGGAGTGTGTGCATGAGATGTTGGCGTCCGGGAATGTTGGGTTTGATGGCCAGCGATTCAATTTTTCGCCTGAAATGGGTGTGGACACCGCAGAAAAGAGTGTAGACACTATTAAAAAAGGCAAGGAGTTGACCGAGATTGAGGAAATGGTGACGCTGAGTGGGTGTACCCTCGAAAAATTCCTTAAAGATGTAGATATAGGACTGACAGAGGGGTATTTGCTTATAGATGGTGGACGTTTGGTGATGCCCGAGGTGAATACGGATGAGTTTGTGCGTATATGTAAGGGCAGACGCCTTGATCCGCAGGAAGTGTTGGAGAAAGCGACGCAGGCCGTAAAGAGGGGGCAGCTATGACAGAGAAAGTATTTGATTTTATCGTTGATTTTGCGCTGGAGAAGGGATACTTGCCGACATTTAGGGAGATCGGAAGAGGCGTAGGACTGAAATCGAGTTCTAGCGTAGAGTATCACATGATGAAATTAGTCGCAAGGAGACAGATAGAGCCTGTTGACGGATTGTCGAGGTATAAAGTGAAGGGGATGAGGTATCGTTATGACAGTTGAGGTAGTTAGAATAGGTGAGAGTCCATATAGAGAAAGTTATGTGGGTGTGGATAAGTGTGAAGAGACACCGACATTTCTGAAACTGACGGGGAATGGTCTGATAAATCTGATTCCCTTAAAAGATATATTAGAGGTGTTGATAAAGGAATGAAAGCGATTTGGGGAACTGATTATGACTATATAATGGATGAAATTTACCCGACTCCTGTTTGTCCTGAATGTGAAGAACCTATAGGGAAGATGAAAGATGGTCTTTATCATTGTTTTTCCTGTGGGAAGGTGGTGGAGATAGCTGATGAGGACATAAAGGATTGGTTTGCCGAAAGAGAGGGTGAGAAGACCGAAATGGAAGATTGTTTCCCGAGTGAAGTAAAAATGAAGAATGGGGAAACCTTAAAGATGGGCTGTGGCGGCAAGAAATGTGTAGAGACGCATTATCGAAAGAATCCCGTTTCTAAAGAATGGCAGACGGCATGGGGTGAGTGTACCCGTTGCGGAAGGAGATTCATCGTATGACACGATTACAAGGCGTGAGTATCACGGATTTTAAGAGAACGATAGAAACGATGAGAGAAGTATATCCTTTTGAGGATAGGTATACAGAGATAATCGAGACGTATGATCCGTGTTACTGCGCACATAACGTCCTAACCATACGGACACTGAATGTTGAGAAGGATGTATACGTCACATTGCATAGCAAAGTAAAGCACAAGGATGAGGTAGAAGAATGAGTCCTATGGGTATGCCTCAAACAATAGACGGAAAGCTGTATGTGGAGACAGAGGACGGGTATGAACCGATAGAGACGATTCCTGCGATAAGTCCTGTTACAACGGTAGATACCGTAGAGCCACCGTGGATGATGCCTGTTACTGAAAGTTTCACATTCACTTTGGAAACAAATAACCATAGAAAGTATCATGGCAGGCCATTGAGAAGGGGAAGATGTAATCCGAAACGGTGGATAGACAAAATATTCGGGGTAAAAAGATGATAGTAGGAATCCTATTAATGTATATCAGTATAAGAGAAGATTATCCGCTGTGGTTTGAGATAGCGAGTTGGTTTGTGACGATTATCGGTACGGCGAAGAACACATTACGGTTTATGGCATTTATGTCAGGATTGAAGGAAGGCTATGGCAAGTCCAGAACTGATAAGGGCGTATGAGTCTTACAAAAACTACATAGATGTAAAGGGAGTCGATGAGACCATACTTAAATATATGGTTGATGCGGCTGCTGTTGCCTATGAGACCGAGAAGGATTTGGAGTATGGAAGGCATATCTCTGAATTTAACCATCAGATGTTTGAGAGGTGGGTGTTTGAGCAGACAAAAGGCGGGAATTTCTGGCTGCTGGAAAAGTGGATGCAGGAGCATGAGAGACAGCATGACATGATTGATCTGGCGTATAGGCTGTTTAAAATCGAAGCACCGTATCTTTTCACGTCTTATATGTATTATATGGAGAAGAATAGACCGTATGAGAAGCGGTTTTACGTTCCCCGGAGAAAGACGTTGTGTGTGCCTGCACAGGATATGCAGGACTTAGAAGACGATAAATTGGATACTTATGGCTTGTCGATGCCGTCCCGAGTGGGGAAATCGACATTGTGTATATTCTTTTTGACTTGGGTAGGGCTGCGGAAGCCTATGAGCCATAATGCGATGGGTGGTCATTCAGGTCAGTTAGTCAAGAGATTCTTTAGAGGTTTGGAAAATCTGACGGATACAGAAGAGTATACGTTTTCTGAGTTGTTTCAGTATTATAACCCTAAAATGAAGAAAGTTGTTGAGAAGAAGTCGAGTGATCCTGCGGAACTGACTATCAATCTGGGAAAGAAAGATGAGTTTGCAACGTTTAGCTGCAGGAGTAGTGATTCGACATGGACGGGTGCTATTGACGTATCCCGCGATGGATATTTGTATGTAGACGACTTAGTGAGAGATCGTGAACATTCTATGAGTGCTTCTCGAATGGAGAATACCTATCAGCAGTATTTGAACGTCATGGTTGATAGAAAAAATGATGGCGCTAAAACGATTTTAGTGGGTACGCTCTGGTCTGTACTTGACCCTTTAGTCCGGGAAGAACAAGCGAATATCGGGAATGAGCGGGCAAGATTTAGGAAAATACCAGCGCTGAATGAAGACGATGAGAGTAACTTTCAGTATGAGTTTAATGGCTTCTCAACTAATTACTATGTTGATTTACGAAATCGTCTGGATAAATCAGAGTGGTGTGCTAAGTATATGCAAGCGCCGTTTGTGAGGGAAGGTTTGACGTTCCCGGTGGAAGAACTGAGAAGGTTCGATGGTGACGTGCCGGATGAAGTGTGTAAGACATGGGCGGCACTCGACCCTGCGTTTGGTGCGGGGGATTCACTGTCAATGCCTATATGTAAGGATTATGGCGAAGAGAAGTTTATCGTGGATTGGGTGCATGACAAGAGAACGGTAGCTTTTACCGTTCCCGAGGTCGTGGATAAGATAGAGGAACATACCATTACGAGGCTGAAAATCGAGAAAAACCGAGGGGGTGATTTATTCGCAGAGCAGGTGCAGAAGGAGCTGGATGCGAGACATATACATCATTGCAAGATAGAGCTGGAAAATGCGCCTGTGAAGATGTCAAAAGAGGATAAGATAAGTGGCTATTCAGACTTTGTGAAACGGAACTTTCAGTTCTTAGCGGTTCGGAAGTGGACAGAAGAGAATAACTATTTGTATACTGCTTCGGATCAATATAGAAAGGCTTTAGATGAGATGACAATGTTTTCCGCAGAGGGTAAAAACGTTCACGACGACAGCGCTGACGCGATAACACAGTTGGCGATGATGTTTGATAACAGAGAAAGAAAAAAAGCAAGGATAATGAGAAGTCCTATATAACAGGAGAGAAAATATGGAAGAAGAATGGAAAGATGTTGTTGGCTATGAAGGCTTATATCTTGTGAGTAATTTAGGGCGCGTTTGTTCTCTTGACAAGTATGCAAAAGTATGTGGCGGTTCATATAGGCTTGTAAAGGGGAAGGATATAGCAATAAACAAATATTCTAACGGATATTCATTAGTGATGCTTGGAAAAAATAAAACGTATTCGTCGAAGTTGGTTCATAGGCTTGTAGCGCAAGCATTTATACCGAACCCCGACAATTTGCCGCAAGTCAATCACAAAGACGAAAATATAGAGAATAACTGCGTTGATAATTTGGAATGGTGTACGTCGAAATACAACGCTAATTATGGAACGCGAAATTATAGATGCAGAGAAAAACATAGGCATCAATTCAAGCCTGTATATCAAATTTCAATAGATACAGGAGAAGTAATAAAGACGTGGGATTGCATGAGCGATGCGGGGAAAGCTGTTGGGATAAGTCCAGACACAATAAGTCGCGTATGCAAAGGAAAACTTAAAACAGGCGGTGGATACTATTGGAAATTTGTAAAAGAGGAAGGGAGCGAGGGATGACAACGAGAGACTATTTAGAGCAGTTAAAGGACATAGATGACGACATAATCAATATCGGCAATCAGGCGCAGAAGTGGATTGATCTGGCGACAAAAATGGGTCATGCGCCGAGTGGGGACAGAGTAGATTCATCCCCGGTGATAGATAAGATGGAGAACGCGGTGATAAAGGCTGTGGAGTGCTATGAAAAGGCTGGGAAGGAAGCGGAGCGGCTTATCAATCTGAAAAATCGAATTGAGAGTCAGATTATGGGTATGGCGAATGATGGCGAACGTGGCAGGGACTACTATAAAATTCTGTGGGGAGTGTACCATGATAAAAAGAATTTTGCAGAGGTATCTGTGAATATCGGATATAGTTATAGCCAGACGCGCAGACTTTTAAAGAAAGGGATTGTGCATTTTGAGAAAAAGTACGGAGATACCTATATAAATGGCTAAAAATGGTTAAAAATGAACACTAATGAACACTAATGACCTATTGAGTGCATTAGTTTGACATGGTAGAATAAGAATGGAATGAAATGCTATGCTTGAAGGATATAGTCGTACTGAGATCGAGCATTTAATTGACGAGTGGATTGTCGGTATGAATCATGCAAAGAGAAACCGTGAAATTATGCGGTCGAAAGAGATCGACGGTCTCACGTTTGAGGAGATCGCTGAGATGTACGACCTATCAACCGTTCAAGTTAAAAATATTGTATATCAGTGCAGAGCGAAGCTGAAAGGAAAGACCGTTTAGGCGGTCTTTTTTGGTGTTTAAAATGGCTTTCTTAGAGATAAATGGAATAGAGTTTCCTTGTCCGAGTACAGGCTTAGAAATAATCATAAGTACCGCTGTTAACAGTGCGAGAAACGCTAATGCCGAGGTTATAGGCGAGAAGGTTGGTAGAGACATTCTTAAATATAACAATCTGCATTGGAGCTGGCTACCCGGGGAAACATGGGAGCAGATGCTTACTGTGTTCTCTAACTTTTTTGTAACAGCGAAGGTCTGGGATATGTGCGGTGGTGAATGGAAGACGATAAAGATGTATCCCGGAGATAGAAGCGCAGAGGTCTATTGGATAGACAATGATCC